CTGAGGACACATTATCCGTACTCAGGGACGGAGGAAATAATGGAAACGAAATTAGTAAGAATAGCTGAGATATCGGCAAAATCAAAACATCCTATATTTACATCAGTGTACCATTTGATAAATGAAGATATGCTAAAGCAATGTCATAAGGAATTAGATGGAAGCAAAGCAGTCGGAATCGACAAGGTAACCAAAGATGAGTATGGGAAGAACCTTGACAGAAATATCAAGGATTTAGTACAAAGGCTGAAAAACAAATCCTTTAAGCCACTTCCTTCGCTGAGGGTATACATTCCTAAAGCAAATGGAAAGAAAAGACCATTAGGGATAGCTTCTTATGAGGATAAGATTGTACAAATGGCAGTGAAGAAAATATTGGGTGCTATTTATGAGCCAAGATTCCTAAACTGTATGTATGGATTCAGACCGAACAGAGGTTGCCACGAAGCGATAACAGAGGTATATCAACGGATAAGTTATGGGAAAATCAGCTATATCGTAGATGCTGACATCAAAGGGTTCTTTGACCATATCGACCATGAGTGGATGATGAAGTTTCTCGAATGGAACATACAGGATAAGAACTTACTGTGGCTGATACGTAAATATCTTAAAGCAGGAATAATGGAACAAGGTAAATTTGAACCAACAGAGGAAGGTTCGGCACAAGGCTCCGTAATGAGTCCGATGCTTGCGAATATATACATGCATCATGTGTTGACGCTGTGGTTCAAACTTGTAGTGAAGAAGGAAATGCAGGGAGAGTGTTTTCTTGTCAACTTTGCGGATGATTTTGTTGCAGGATTTCAACATAAGTCAGAAGCTGAAAGATACTATAAAGAGTTAAAAGAACGAATGGAAAAGTTTGGTCTGGAACTTGAGAGTAGTAAAAGCAGACTGATTGAATTTGGAAGATTTGCAGAGCAGAATCGCAGGGCAAGAGGAGAACATAAACCGGAAACATTTGATTTTCTGGGATTTACTTTCTACTGTAGCAAAAACCGAAAAGGAGGTTTCGCACCAAAAGTACAGACTTCAAGAAAGAAGTTTGAGCAAAAGGTCAGAGCCTATAAGAATTGGATTTATGATAATCGAAATCGACCGATGCGAGAGATAATCAAGGAATTGAATGTGAAGCTAATCGGACACTATCGGTACTATGGTGTTACATGGAATTTCCGAAAGATAACAACATTTTTACATAGAGTTCAGCAGTTTCTGTTTAAAGCCATGAATCGGAGAGGTTGTAGACGGGCATACACATGGAATGGATTCGTGGAAATGCTCAAGTATTATCCATTAGCAAAGCCTAAAACGTACTATTGCTTATATTAAAGTAAATGTTACTATGAGGAGCCGTATGCGGGAAAGCCGCACGTACGGATCTGTGAGGGGCTAAGATTGAGAGGTCTTAGTCTACTCGACTGCCAACTTGCCCTTTGCAAGTTATGGGATGCAGGAGAAAAGGGACTTACATTATCTGCTTTTGAATGGGAGAAGGATAGAAAAACGCTGATATATGGGCAGGTAGACTATATGTATGGAGAAGCACTTTATAAGCCTGAAATGAAAGAAGGAAATCCTATAAGGTTATATAGTTTGGATGAAATCACGGAGATATTCTGTAAATTAGGACTTCGTATTTGTAACAGCTTTGCTGATTTCAGTGGAAAGCCGAGTTCTGATAATGATATTCAATTGATGGTTTATTCCATACGGGAATAAATCTTCATCAAATCTTTATTTTTTTCTGTTAGGTTATATTTCAGTAAGAAATGAAATATAGAAGGAAGGATAGTAAAGATGGAAATGATGTTACAGACACAAAATCTATGTAAATATTTTAGAAAACAGAAAGCGGTAAATAATGTTTCACTTAATATCGAAAAGGGACAGATTTATGGACTGCTTGGACCGAATGTTCCAAGATACATACTGAAAGTATGATCCACTACTTAGAGGATTATATGTACTGTACTAGAAAGCTGGGGCTTTATGTGCAATTAGTAGCATAAATTATATAGGGGTTATCTAAATATATTTACCTCCTGTGATTAAGTTATATAAAGACTAAATCACAGGAGGTTTATTTTTATGATAACAGTAGAAAAACTGGAAAAAGGTACTTATTTTGATGATGCTTTTAAAATCTCATTTAGATACGATCCCACTACTGTAGCTAAGGTAAAAGAGCTGGCAGAGCGGAGATATTTACCAGAGGATAGAGCGTGGGAGATCCCAGCACATGAGCTACCAGCTCTCATAGAGAAAGTAGGGCTTAGCAATATCAAAAGTGAGGAGGCTGTAGTACAAGCTCTCAATACTAAGGAGATCGAGGATAAAAGGGAGGCTACACAGGAGAGGCTAAAGGGTATTAAGCCTGTAAGAGATTTTGATTTTAAAACAGCTCCCCTCCCTCATCAGATCGAGGCTTTTAATTATGGCATGGAGAAAAACTCTTTACTTATCGGAGATGAGCAAGGCTTAGGCAAGACAAAGGAGAGTATTGATATTTGTGTAGCCAGAAAGAAAGAGCTCATTAAAACCCTTATTGTATGCGGAGTAAACTCTGTAAAATATAACTGGGAGAAAGAGATCCAGATCCACTCTAACGAGGGCTGTGTAATGGTAGACGGTAAGACAATGGATGTTAGAGTACAACAGCTAAATAACTGGTACAGAGGCTCTTCTTATTTTGGGGTTATCAATATTGAGAGCCTCAGAAATGAGAAAATACAGGATGCTCTCTATCTGGGGATTAAGGATGGATACATAGGGGCTATTATTGTGGATGAGATCCATAAGGCTAAAAACGGAGGCTCTCAACAGGGAAAAGCTCTTAGATTTTTGAAAGCTCCAGTTAAGATAGGATTATCTGGTACTCCGATGAATAAAGCGGAGGATCTGTGGAATATCCTTACATGGCTAGGAGTAGAGAGGAGATCCTTTTATAGTTTTAGAAATGCCTATTGTACTATGGGAGGTTTCGGAGGCTATAAAGTAATCGGATATAAAAACTTAGATAGCCTCAATGCTGAGTTAAATACTGTAATGCTTAGAAGAAAGAAAGAGGAGGTACTAGATCTCCCTCCTAAGCTGTACAGTACTGAGTATGTAGAACTTACCACAGCCCAGAAAAAACAGTACAGGGATATTAAAAATGGCATTGTAGCAGATATGGAGAATATCTTAGCCTCTGTTAATCCGCTTAACTGTACTCTCCGCCTCAGACAGCTTACCAGTGGTAATCCTAACTTAACAGATGATAGCCCTAAGCTGGATCGTATTAAGGAGATGCTGGAGGAGGAGATTATCCCTAACGGTCACAAAGCTATTATATTTTCTCAGTGGAGCACGATAGCTAAGGATCTGGGGATAGAGCTTAGTGAATATGATCCGATTGTAATTACAGGAGAGGTACCTCCAGAGCAGAGGCAGAGATTAGTAGACAATTTCCAGACTAACCCACACTGTAAAGTAGCTATAGGAACTATCGGAGCTATGGGTACTGGATTAACTCTAAATAAAGCCTCTTATGTATTCTTTATGGATAAAGCATGGAATAGCGGAGATAATGCACAGGCTGAGGATAGAGCCCACAGAATAGGTACCGTAGGGGCTGTAAATGTAATCTCTATGGTGGCTAAGGATACCATAGATGAGGCGGTAGAGGATTACCTGTTAGAAAATAAAGATCTCATTGATCGAGTAGTAGACGGTAAAGGATCTAAGCAGGATATTAAAACAATCCTTAACAAATTACTTAGCATTTAATATACAGGTGTGGTATAATAACTCAAAATGGAGGTATATAATGAGAGCGATAACAATAGATGCAGATACAGGAAAAAGAGTATATACAAGAAAAGAGGTAGCGGATCTGGTAGGAGCCTCTACTCAATCTATCCGCCTCTGGGAAGATGCTGGAGCTATTCCAGCAAGCGTAAGAGATGAGGGAGGCTATAGATACTGGTATGAGGAGGATCTGGAGGCTATAAAGGCTTATGCCTCATTACCGAGAAAAGCAAAACTTAAAAAGTAACCCTAAGTGTGAGGAGAGTGTAAAAGCTCTCCTCTTTTTTTGTCCTTAATTTTGAGGGCTATCTAAAAAATTACCGTTTGTGTGATTAGGTTAAGTATCAAAAGAAAAGGAGGTAAGCAGGATGCTTAAAATCAGTTTTACAAATGCTGAGGTATCGGATCACGGATACGGTTTAGAGGTAAATGGTAAATCCTTAGAGGATATTATTTCTACCGCCTTAGGAACTAAACTTAAAGGTAATGGTGGTTATGGATCTGGATTACCTAGTTTTAATTCTAATAGCTGTGATGTTACGGTTATTATCAATCCACATAATAGTATATGTGAGATTGAAACAGAGGATGAAGTATGGCACAGCGTAGCAGAAATGGAGGCAGAAAAGAGTGAGCAGTTTCAAAAGGAAAATGCAGAGGCAGATCCAAAAGAATAACGGTACCCTCCTCCACAAAAAGGTAGTAGCTAGAAAGATGGGCTGTAAATCCGTGGAGGAGTATAACCGTAGAATGGCACGCAGAGAAAAGAATTTAAAAGAGATGGAGGATAACAAAGATGGCAAATGATTTTACAGCAAGGGTAGCAGGTATCAGCGTAGAGCTGGGTATGAGTGTACAGAATAAGAGTGGTATCTGGTGTAAGCCTACAGTAAAGATGGATATTAAGATTGATGGAGGCACGAACCCTCAGCAGAGAGAGGCTATTATTAAACAGGCTTTTGATGAGGTTTGTGATAACATTGAGAAAACCATCTCAGAGATGGAGTAATACTTACAGGGGGGGGGGAGAG